GACGATAGAATATTTGAAATGTTCACAGTTGGTGGTACTGACGTAAATGTACATATGTTGTTAGGATCTCCTAATCCAACAGATGAAGATGCATCTGCTACACTACCGCAATATGATGAGATGGGTGTGACTAATATCCAAGATTTATTATTTTTAGAAAATAGAGATAGAAAATACGAACAGGATATTTACACTATTCGAGGGATCTATAATTTACAGGATTTAGAGTTCAATTTATCTCAATTTGGAATGTTTCTAAATAATGATTTATTGCTTCTAACTATTCATATGAATAGTACTGTAAAAACATTAGGAAGAAAAATTGTTATTGGCGATGTGATTGAACTTCCTCATTTGCGAGATGAGTATGCTCTAAATGATTACCAATATGCTTTGAAAAACTTTTATGTTGTAGAAGATGTTACTCGTCCAGCAGAAGGTTATTCACCAACTTGGTTTCCCCATTTATATAGATTGAAGCTAAAGCAAATAGCAGATGGACAAGAGTTCAAAGATATTGACGGAAAAGAATCAACTAGAGATAAAGAGATGGCAATAAATGATGCTATTGTAGCTGATGCAGAAGCAAACGCATTATTGAGTGGTTACGAAACTCAGCATTTCTTTACATTACAAGTGGATGATTCAGGGCAACCAGAACTTATTAGAGCAGATACAACCAGTATTGATGCAAGTACTGTCAAGTTGCATGGCTCAATTGATCACGTTATGAGGCATCCTGTGCGTGAAGGATATTTAGGACATTTGTTAGGAGATGGAATACCACCAAATGGATTGCCGTTTGGATGTGGAATAACTTTTCCTACTACTGGAATTGACGGTGATTATTGGTTGAGAACTGATATGATACCAAATAGGTTATTTAGATATGATGGAAAACGTTGGATAAAATTTGAGGACAATGTGAGAATGACATTAACGCCTAGAGAAGATAGGTATACACAAAAAGGAACATTTATCAATAATACAACTTCTACAGAAATATGCGGTGAAGATATTCCAGAACGACAAGGATTGAGCAAAGCACTTCGTCCTAAAGTAGATATTCCGCATTTAGATAATCCAGAAGAATGCGATAGCAACACACCAGGCAGGAGATCATAAGTGCTCCATTTTTACGATCAACAAATAAGAAGATATTTATTACAACTAATTCGAATGTTGAGTTACATTACATATAAAGATGGCGATGGCGAGATTATACCAGTGCCAGCAATGTATGGTGATCCGTCAAGAACATCTGCGTATATGTTAAAAGACGGTAGTGAAATGACTTTGAATACAGTTCCTAAAATTGCTTTGTATATTACTAGTTTAGAAATGGATCGTGAAAGAACTTCAGATAGTACCTTTGTAAGTAAAGTTCATATTAGAGAACGTGCCTTTGACAGGGATAATAAAGAATACCTGCACAAGGAGGGACGTAACTATACTGTAGAGCGTCTTATGCCTACACCATATAAGTTGTCAATCAATGCTGATATATGGACAAGCAATACTGATCAAAAATTACAAATAATGGAACAGATTCTAATGCTGTTCAATCCAAGTTTAGAAATACAATCAACAGACAATTATGTTGATTGGACATCTCTTACAGTTGTAGAATTAGAAAATATTACCTTTACTGGAAGATCAGTAGGGGGAGGATCAACTGAAACTGAAATAGATGTAGCTACATTAGGATTTACTACGCCAATTTTTATCTCACCTCCAGCCAAAGTAAAACGACTAAATGTAATCCACAACATTATTACGTCTATATTCAACGAGCAGCATGGGGCTGTTGAGCGAGGAGAGACTATGCCTGAAATGTTAGCGTATGCTTCCAATAGAGCATATCAATCAGACACAAAAACTCGTCCTGTAATAAACGATGACGGAAGTGTTGGAATGGAAAATTTAGGCATGATAGCATCTCGTTCAGAACCAAATACAGTTTCGTGGTCCACAACTTATAAGAATTTTGGGCTACTTGTTCTAAATGATAAGCTCACATTTATTGATACTGAGGGAGCAGGAATAAGACCCTGGCGTGAATATATAAAAGCACACCCAAAAGGAGATTGTTACGAACCTAACTTAACTCAAATAAAGTTATATAGAAGTGATTATGATTCGGCTATTGCTGGGTATGTTGCAATTAATCCAAATAGTGAATGGGAGATGTTAGTAGATTGGGATTTAGATACACTTCCAAGTGATACAGTGCTGCAAGGACCAACTGGTGATAACACAAAAATAGATTATATTATTGATCCGTTAAAAGTAGATATAACAAAATTGAACAGAGTTGGAATGCGAATATTATTATTAAATGAAAATATTGGCGATCCTAATAATGAAGATGGACCGGATGCTTGGAAAAATTATGACGGGACTGACTTTGTAGCAAGTGCTAATGACATTATTGAGTGGGATGGACGACGATGGTGGATAGTATTTGACGCAGACTTGCATGATAATTCAGAAATTGTATATACTACAAATCTAAACACTGGCATCCAATACAAATATGATGGAACTGAATGGCTATTAAGCTATGAAGGAGAATACCCAGTAGGAACATGGGCGTTAGTATTTTAAGATAACTATTTGTATGAAAAAAGTTATCTGCAGTGGGGCATTATTTTATGCCCTGTCATCAAATAGATTTTTATTTCTACATAGAGCTCGTAGCAAACACTCAGATACTTGGGGACTTGTTGGCGGTGTCAATGAGGATGAAGAGACTCCTTGGACAGCATTAGAGCGAGAAATTGTAGAAGAGATTTCTCCAACAAATATTAAAAAGACAATTCCTTTAGAAACATATGTATCTAATGATAATTTTTTTACATTCCATACATATCTTTGTTTAGTTGAAAAGGAATTTATTCCAGAATTGAATGAAGAGCACGATGGTTATGCTTGGGTAAGTTATAAAAAATGGCCTCGCCCTCTTCATCAAGGTTTGAAGAATACATTGAATAATCGAATCAATCAAGTAAAATTAGATACTGTAATGAATCTAATCAATCTTATTAATTGAATGTAAAGATAACATCAGTTCCATCTTCTGTTCTTGTAATTCTAGAATCTGGAATTGCCATAGCTGCGCCATTCTGTGTTAGCCCACCTAAAAAGTCAATACTTCCATTTACTTGTATATCACCGTTTAGTGTAATATTACCAGCAGTTTCAATTTCTCCTAAGAATTCTACTTTTTGACTATTAGTAGCATCTGAACCTAAATATAAAATACCAGTTGAAGTATCAATAGTGTTGTCAGTTGTAACGCCAATTCTAATATTATCTACAGTTTGTTCTCCTGTACTTTCAGCAATTACATTCCATACAGCACCATTGAACTCCCAAGTAGTACCGCCTTCTGTATATGTTTGTCCCGATGTGGGAGATGTTGGAAATGATATCATAAACTATCCTCATTGTTTATGATATTTATCAATCTAGAGGCTTATTTTTTAAATGATGTTCTACAATCTCATCTGGGCAGTTGATATACAGAGCTTCCATTTCATCAAGCCAATTGAGCAAATGTCTGATAGTTGGAGCTTTGTCATTCTCAAATAGCTTCTCAACAGACTCTAGATACTCAATACAGTGGCGTCTTGCAACTAGTGGATGCACCCCACTCCACTCTAAACTTTCTTGTATACCTCGAGGGATAGATCCAGTAGCTTGAAATTCCTCAATAGCTCTACGAAATGCTCCACGAATTTTTTCACGTTTATCATTTTCTCGAATCATCTCAGGTGGAATTTCATCAGGAAAGTTAAAGTTTTTTCGTAAAGCATCAATTTGATCCTGGTAACTTTGGAGTTCTTCCATAGCATTTCGGATAGCAGTGCGAGAACTTTCGAGTCCAGCTTCTAGTTGTTCTGCTTTTAGCAGACTCATTTCATCGCCTTTTTCCGTATACTGTTTGATTTTTAGTTCATTCTTTTTATGATTGAACCAAGTTTCTCGTAAAGCATTGAGCCTACTTTGTTGTTGCATGGCGCATTGTTGTAACCAAACTAATGGAGTTTGTCCACTATATTGTAAATCAGCAATAGTAGTGTCGGCATTTTTTGATACAATTAACTCATTAATTTGTTTTTGTACTACGGGGAGAGTTGCTTCTAATTTGACAGCAATATCATTTGGAACTTTTCTAATATCAATTTCAGTAGTCATTTTCCTCTTATTAATAACCTGAACTTAGTGCTCCTTCTGCTCGTCCAGTTGTCATTGAGTTAGACGCTGTATATATTGCAGAAAGATCATCTACTCTAATTTGTTGTATAGTATTTATAGCATTTCCTGTTGCAGAGCCTGTAAATGGAAATCCTCCAGCAACCATAACTTGTAACCCATCACCTGCTGCCATAACTTCTTTACACGCGACTGATAATGATTGTGACATTGTTGATACATTATCATCATATCTTATTTTTTTGATTGTGTCATAAACAACAGTATAATCAGGTTCTTCAGCGCCAGCAATAATAACACAATCACCACCTGAGGCAGCATTTACATCATTTTTTGGTGCCATATCTATTGCATTCATAACAGTTATAGAGCTTAGTTCATAAACATCATATGTTACTAACCTATATTTTTCATAGGTAGTTGTGGCTGCTCCTGCTGTATCAATTCCGTTATCTGTCATATTATCCCAACCATGACAAACAATAGCATCTAATCCATTGCCTGCTACACAATGATGCCATCGCGGAATATTCATTGAGTCCATAGCTGTTGCAGTAGTTGAGTCATCATTTTTGATATATTCAACAGTGTCATGTCTTGTAAATGGATATCCGCCTGCTTCTCTTCCACCAAAATATACTTGTGATGTAGCTGTCCCAGTTGCTGCTAATCCTGTTCGTGCTGCTGATAATGTATTGTTAGTTATAGTCATAGCAGCGCCTGAGGTAAAGGAAAGTTTTTCAATTGCCGATCTATAGCCTCCACTACCTCTACCTTGTGCTACATATAAATTATCACCGTCTGATGATGAAGTGTGATGACGTCTGTTTTCAGTTAGGCTAGTAGTATTCAATGCAACAGCAGCAGTGTCGTCAAATCTAATTTTTTGTAATTCATCAGTTTGCCCGCCAGGTGAAGAAGCTCTGCCTCCACTATATATAGATTGGTTTGCTGATCCGTGCCCGTCAATACAAAATACTTGATTTGCTAATGAGTCTATAGATAAATTTAGTAAATATCCTATCTTTAGATAAACTCCCATTAAGCAATTCCTCCCCCACCGACGGACTGTTGGTATTGAGCAGCATATCTTCCAGATAATAGTTGGCAATTTACATCATCTGAAAATCTCATCTTTCGAACTACATCAGAATAGTTGTCTCCAGTTACCCATCCTAAAGCTAGATAATAACTTGATTCTTCAAACCCGCAGACATGACCACTAGCTCTGCCACCGGTTTGTTGTCTACTAAGTTCTTCGCCAATAGTCGATGTTAATGCTGAAGCTAGACTGTCTACTTTAAATTTGGTGCTACGCCAAGTTCCTACACCTGCTATATCAGTATCATTTGTCAATACAGATAAATCGCCCATTGATCTTTGGAGTCCATTTGGGAATGTCGCTACAGCACCACCATCCATTTTACCATATTCTATCACACGATCATTTATTCCTGTAGCAGCGCCTATTATCACAAATGAATCTATAGATGGAACATATGTTCCATGATTTTTCTTATTATTTGATAATGTCTGCCCTGTATTAAAAGAGCCTACAACATTTCTTTCGTCCCATCGAATCTTAAAAATTTCATTGAAAAAGTAGTTCGCATTGGGATCACTGTAATTATACCATTCTACGCCTGATAATGCATATTCTGTATCAGAGCTAATATTCATGCTGGCGCCGGTTCTTCGTCCAGAAGGAAGTGTTGGAGCCCAATCTGTATATTCAACAGTTCCATAATTGTAAGCTCTAACTCTATGAAAAGAACCACTATATGCCGAAGATCCAACTGATGCAGTTTCATCCCGTCGTGATGCAGAACCTCTATACATGATTCCAACTGCCGGATCTCGGAATGTTGTTGTAGCACCTGTATCATAATCTATTTTCATAGAATGTCCAGCTGTGATAGTTTCTGATCCGCCATATAAAAATATACCAGTTTGTACAAATTTCTTTGATGTCCAAGGAACAAAAGAGTCATACAAAGATTTGACATAAACTTTTTTATTAGAGGTTTCATCAATAAATCCATCGACAGCGAAAGTAACTGGGTTGCCGTTTGTAATAGGCAATCCTGCAACCATCACTGGTCCTCTATTTTCATAATTCGCAACATCAATTGGATTGGCTGCTTTATGAATATCATAAACGTATGGGGAAGTGTCTTTTGATTGTACACGATAACATCTTTGAACAGTAGACATTAGAATCCTTAAAATATTATAGTGTATTTAGTAGAAAAAGTCAAGCCTTGACGGCTTGACTTGAAGATAAATTATAGTGGTTGGATCCAGTTTCCTGTTCCTGTTCCAGCATCTACAACCCATACATAAAGAATGCCTGAGTTGCGATCCAGCCAAAACATTCCTTCGTCTGGTGAAGCAGGAGCGGCAGTATCAACTGTACAAGCTCCGCCAACTTTTACACCATCAACATACAAGTCGTTGCCTTGTACTGTCAGAGGAATATTTACTGCTGGTGTTGCAGGATCAACCATATTAATGGTTTGAGTATATAAATTACTCCATCGAAGTGTAGCCGTGCCCAAATCATATGTAAGATCGGTATTTGGACTAATAGTATTAGAAGCTACACCAGCAAGTGTGCTCAAGCCAACTACATTAAGTGCATCACTAGCAGTTATCGCACCTGTTACACCTAGTGTGCTTGCCATTGTAGCAGCGCCTGTAACATCAAGTGTGCTTGACATTGTAGCTGCGCCAGTTACATTAAGTGCGTCACTAGCAGTTATTACGCCTGTTACACCTAGTGTGCCTGCCATTGTAGTTGCGCCAGTTACACTCAAATTGTCATCAACTTGAGTATTACCTGTAAATGAGCTCAAAACTAAATCATTTGCTGTAGTATCAAGTGTGTTAGATGTAGTTACACCAAGTTGGAGATCACCAAAGCTAACACTCGGAACACTCAAGTTATTAAC